TTAGCTAAACTGTAATGGGCATAGTTAATAGTTACATCCAAGCCAGTTTCTAAATCAATGATCTCTTTAATGCGAGTTACCATTTCAGGAGATAGGGTGTTATCCCTGTAACTGACATTAGGTAGCCCATGCACATAGTCTTTCTTACCAAAGGCGTAGGCATAATCGAATTTAAAGATACTGGAGTTGAGGGTCTCCTCGATTAACACATCCGAGAAGCTGTATTTATTTAATGGGTTCTCTTGGAAGATGTACCGTAGGTTCGCCTTATTTAGCACATCAGGGAGTTGGTCGTCTTCCACCATTCGTTGCGCGGAAGAACCGTAGTAGGTTCGTTTTTTACTATCGAAGAGACCCATTTAAAACTCCAATAAAAAAGGAAGCACTAGGCTTCCTTGTAGTAAGTGCAATCGGTTTAGACTACAACGCCTATACCTGCTTTCATTTTATCTATTACTGCTTTGATTTCTGGATTACTTAGTCCTGTATCCAACAATGGGTAGTCAGGGTTAGTAGTACGGAAGACTGCCAACGCATCCATCATTAACTTAGACGCTTTCTGTTGGGCATCTTTCTCAAAGCCACTGGTTTGTGCTTCGTAGAGAGCCTTCTGCTTACCAATAACAGAGTTAGCATCTGTTTTAGTACCAGAGATTTGAGCTTCTTCAGTAAGCTTCTTCTGGCTCATAAGAGCAGTTTCAGCAATTACCTTGAGCTTCTGCTCTTGGAGAACATCAAATTCAGCATCGAGCTTACACTTCTGGGAGTGGAGAACTTCAAATTGCTTGGTTGCGTTCGTAACCTCTTGTGCAACTAAGTCAGCTTCATGGCCTGCTTTCTCTTTAGCAAGTAGGAAGGCAACTGACTGTTGCATTACGGCTGTCATCGCACCCAAGTAAACTTGAGAATACTCACCACCTTTAATGCGGCCACGTTCATACTCTTTATCAATATGAGCCGTAGCACTCTGCATTAGTACGTCAAAGACTCCTACCCCTTCGATAGAAGCCTCAGTCAACGCACCTGTTGAGATAGTAGCCATTAGATGGTATCTGCCGTGCCGTTAGCCATTGCTTGACGTTGAGCCAAGTCTTTCAACTCTTGCTCCGTCAAAGGCTTCAACTCTTCTACAACAAACTCATTGGCTTGCTTACCCTTACGGATCTTACGGCCATGAGAATCTTTTACGGTATAGAAGTGTTGGTACTTCTTGTTCTTGATGAAGTCGAAGATTACTTGAGGTACATGCCACTCAGTCTCGAAAGGGACATATTTAGTTTGTGTACCAATCAGGCGATTACCTACTGTGAACATCTCACCTTGCCATTCAGATTTGACAGGGTTCATACAACTAATACGACAACGTACTAACTTAAGTTGCTCTTTCTTGATTTCAGCTAAGGACTTCTTAGCGGGAGCTGCTTCTTCAACTTCTGGTTCTGCGGTAGAGGCTTCAGCTACTTTCTCTTTTAGCTTCTCCAAACCAATAGAAGGATGGTATTTAACACCTAGATCGTCTGCTAGGGTTTTAAGGGTTTCTAGTTCTAACTCTTGGTCGATTGTATCAGTCACGTTACTTCTCCAAATTGGGGTAAGGCAGGGGAGCCGAAGCTCCCCTTAGTTATTGCTTATTACTAAACTACAGTTTTGCTACTGTGTGGATAAGACCCAAACGCTCAGGACGTAGTGGGAAGAATCCGTAGTACCACTTGATAGACATAAAGCCAGTCTCACCATAAGGATCGGTACGGTCAGCAGTTGCTTCACCTGGAGCCTTGTGAGTGATCTTGAACTTCACAGTCTTACCGTCAGTTTGGAAACCGATAGTAGCGAACGAACCATCACCAACACATAGCATTGGGAATACGTCGAACTTAGTATTTCCGTGGAAGTCACCTGCAAGTACAGCCGTAGTTGCATCTGCCCAGTGAAGCATCTCAGGGTGAACAACGATACGGAATGGGCCGATTGCACCAATCTCACCATTAAGTACCGTACCACCTGCTGCATACGATTCTACTGGCTTAAATGCTTTCGCACCGTGTAGGTCAACCATCTCTTCCAATACAGGAATCAATTCAGAACCACAGTAAAGGATACGAGTACCACCGATAACTTTGGTATCAACCAAACGCGTACCAGTCATAATCTTGGTTTGCTTAGGACAACGCTTGTTATCAAGGTCGATAGACAAACGGAGCAAGTCACCGTAATCAACAATAGATGTAGCATCCATTGCTGCTACGTTACCTGCCGTACCTGCAAAACGTACAGTAGTAGCTGCATCCAACAAGTCCATCTGAAGAACGTCTTCAGTGATCTCGTGAGCACCATTAACCATCTCACGCGAAACGTGCATACGTAGGTCAGCATCAGAGTCGAAGTCTACAGACTCTTGAGTGTACTCATCGAAGAAACCAAACTTCTCTAGGTTAGATTCGATCTCTACACGCTTAAAGCCAACACGGTTAACACGACCACCAGTTTCAGAAAGAAGTGGTAGTTTGCCTGGGATAGTACCAATGTCCTTAGAAGAACCGTACAAGTTACCATCTGCGATAGTAGTACCCGCAGCGTCAATACCTTGGTCGTTGATGTTTGCGTCATCAAGCAACGGAAGGTAGTGATACTTCTTGATCTTCTTACCCATGTTCTTAGGCATAGATTGAACATCAGCCAAAGGCATGAAGTATTGTAGTTTGCGCGCTTCAATTAACGCTTTCTTGTCGAACTTGTCAGTCCGAATTTGTGAACCTGCCGTAGACGCTTGGCCGTTAGCAGGATCGTTATAAATAGCTCCATCGTAAGCCATGATTTAAATCCTCACTGTTTAAATAAATTTTTCGTTGAACTCTTTTTCGAACTCTTCATCCGAAAGTCCCAAGGCATTAACCTCAGTATTTGCGGGTTTGGACTTCGAAGCTTTAACTGAGCTTGCTGCTCGCTTTTTACTCTTCAGGTTTGGATTGGTGTTAGCTGCCTTGGTCTTCGTTACAACCTTCGTAGTCTTGGCCGGAGCATTGGTATTCAATGCACCAGACTTCTCTAGTTGTTCTCCAACTTGCCGATAAGCTTCCAAATCACTTAAACCTTCTAAGCGACCAAACATACGCTCGCGTTCAACCGCATTACTGACAGTTTCATAGACTCCACTGGCCATGTGGTTATCTATCACTCTCAACAAGTGGGGGTTTTCTGCTACGATCTGTTTGCTTTTGCCATCCCACTTATTGCTCACCAAGTCGATAGTTTTGCTATAGGTCTGTGAGTCAGATAACTCAGTGAGAACTTCGTCTAGCTCAACTTCTCGATCATCAATAGAGTAAGTGTTTGGCTTGTAATCGCTTGCTTTGTCGGTATCTAAATCCAAAGGATCAATACCGCTATCTTTGAGAAGCTTGCTTATTGCGTCTGGATTCTTCTTATCCAAATCGATCAAATAGGAAAGCTTCTGCTCATCAAGAAGGCCGTTGTTTTCTAGTAGCTTCAACGTCTTCAGATTAGGTTTTAATGCAGCCATCTTCTTGTTGTAGTTAGCACCCATCTGCATGAGTTGAACTGCTTCCTCAACATTAGAGACCTGCATCTCTCGTCCATTAGCCTTAAAAGGGGCTAGGATTTTTTTGTATTCTTCCTCGTAATTAAGGACTGCATCTTCAGTAGCATCATCGGTTTCAGTACCTTCCGAATCATCTTCTGCTTCTGGATTGTCGATGACCTCATCAGATTCCTCTGTAACTTCTTCTTCAGTGATTTCTGTATCGTCATCTTCACTATCCTGTGTTTGTTCAGGTTCAGCCGCTTCTTCTTCGGAAGTCTCCTGCTCCTCGGAATCCGCTTGCGCTTCTTCCTCAGTAGTCGATTCCTCGAAATCATCGAAATCGAGGTTCATTATTTCTTCGTCTGACATTGCAAGGGCAGACATTGCGCTTTCTTCTACGTTGTCTACTACTTCAGTCATTAGGCTTCTCCGTTGATTTCTTCAAGCTCGCGTTCAGCTTGTTCAATCGCACCTTCAGCCCAACTAGCACGTTGATAGATCGTGCTTAGGTAATTACGGAATGAACCGATAGCATCAATTTCTCGGATGATCTTTGTTTGCTTCTCAGGTTGTTGAACACCTGGATCTGCCTTAAGACCAACTAGACGAACTGCTTCGTCTTTGAAGTAACCATCTTCAATCAATAGTTTGAAGTCACGGTTCTTACGTAGGCGGTCTAGGGCATTAGCTGCTTTAACCAAATCGTTAGCTTCTTTAATGCTTAGTTCGATCTCTTGTACTGTATGGTCGTTCATGTGTTGACTACTCGTTAGTTAGTTAATAAAAGTCTTCAACAGCCGACTATACGAACTGTCAAAGACTTTTCTTGACTTTTTTAGCTTTTGCCTGAATTTAGGTAAGCTTTAGTCTTTTCTAGCTCGATATTGCCCATTGCTTGAGCTTTCTGCTTCTGAAGTTCACGTTCCTGCTTCACGCCAGACTCTTGTTCTACAAAGTCCAAATTCTTCAGGTCAGTATCACTAACTAGGTTCTCAGCCTTAGCTGAATCCAATTGAGCATTAGCTTGATGTTCCATTGCCTTAGCTTGGAGGGCTTGTACCTCTGCCTGTAGCTTCGCCATCTCCAACTGCTTAATCTGCTGTTCTATTGGATCAGGTTGTGGTTGGAAATCTTCTAGCTTCTTAGCTAGGTCAGGCATCTTGCGTAGTCGAGCCTGTTCAGCGAGCAACATCTTGGTCATTTCAAACGGTAAGGACTGACCCATTGTTTGAAGTTGGAAACCAATCTCTTGAGCTTTCTGGCTGTCTTCTTCTGCGGTGGAGATAGTTAGGCGTAGATCGAAGTTACCGGCTAGGTCGTCCTTAGAAATAGCTACGAACTCATCGTTAGTTACACGAATGACTTCTTCTTCTTCAAGGAACTCTGCGTTCATGGCAATGATCTTACGGCCTATCTCGGTCATACCTTCGCCAAGTCTGCGTAGGATACCTAGCTCACGTTTACTTGATGCGTCCAACGCACCACGTACACCCGCAGCTACATCACCTAAAGCTTGTCCTGTAATACCTGTGTTATATGCTTTAACACCTGTAAGAGACTCAGCTTCTTGGTTCTGTGCTTGGATTAGTAATGGAACACTCTGAGGAATCTCAGGGTACGTGTGCATGTGTATACCTTGACGTGGATCAGCCGTTGGATTGAACTCGTAGTCCTGGCCTTTCTCATAACGTCTACGGTTTACAGCATCGAGCATATCCTTACGCATACCCGTCTGGCCGTTAGCAGAACGACCCATAACATCGAGCATACCTCTGGTTAATGCACCAGTGACACGTTGGTTATCTTCTAGCAGCTCACCGTCTGGCTCGCCTCGTACTTCTTTACGTACAGGTAGGTATTGAACAGCTACGAAAGGTAGCTTCTTATCTGGGAATGGGTTCTCTTCCATTCGGATCAGCGTATTGCCAACCCAAGCGGCTACAATAGGAGTAAGAGAACCATCACCATCAATATCCCAAAATCCCCAATACTCGTATACAACAAACTTCTTTCTCGGTTCGTCACGGAAGTTGAAATTATCTGGGGTGTTTGTTTCATGGTCTGGCTCCGATAGAGGTGAATTTTGTCCTTTGACGATTTTGTCTAAGTTCTTGTATTTTCCTGTCTTCTCAAGAGCAGCTACAGAACTTTCAAAAGTGCGTACAACAAAACCTGCTTTATCTAAATCTCCACCACATGATGGATCTTCAATGATATTCTGGTTTTCGCAAACTTCTACAACAGGTTGGTTCTTAACAACCTTAATTACTTCAATAGTTTCAGTACCGACGACAGTAGGACGCATGGGAATACCTGATTCCATAGACATTTCTAATGCCTGTTTTAGTTCTTCAGGTACTTCGTTTCGATACTGAGTAGGATTGGCTTGTTTGACTTGCGCTATCTCTTGCATGATAGGAGCCATCGAGGGATCTGGACTAAACTCAACGACTGGAGCTTCTTCCAATACTGACTCTTCCTCGTACTCCCATCCTGTAAAGACAATAACCGTGCCTTCGTCTACACAAGTACGGACATACTCATCAATGAATCGAGTACGTTTAATCTTGGTATTGAATTGGTTATTTAGGATAAGGCCATTCTGCTGTGCAGCTTTACGGTCTTCCCAAGAGACAGGTTGTACATCAAATATATCAGGGGAGCTTAGGAAAGGTTCCGACAAGGCAGGGTATCGCCATTCGGCTTGCTTACGGATCAGCTTAGGTACGTACTTCGATCTACCCTTTGGAGTATTAACCTTAGCATTACCACGCACATACAAGTTATCAAGCCAGTTGTTGATACGTGTTACTTGGGCATCGTGGGAAGGTTTGGCTTCCTCTAAGTCATGTTTAAGGTCTAACAGTGTAGGTTCGTTTTCCCACTCAGTTAGCTTCTTATCTTCTTCAAAAAATTGGTTAGTTGATTCCATTACACAGTCCTACGTAGATGTATGGACTGAACAGTATTGGAATCTAAATTACTTTTCTGGGGAAATTAAGGGCAGGGCATCCTTGCCCTTACAATCATCCATGTAGGAGAGTCACACCCAACCATTATCCTCAAAACGTGTGTTATGACCCACTGTATCAACACGCATGTTCAACTGATCTAATCGCTGACATGCAACCTCAAACTTGGCGGCATAGTTATTACCGTCATGGAACTCATTATTCATACCTACTGGAGTATGAACCCTACTAGCTACGTATAAGAGCAAAGGCTCTAGGTGCGTAATAGGTAACTCTATCTCTACATTAGAAGGTAAGGCTTCTACATAGATAGGATTAAGGGCAGGGTGGTTAGCTCTATACACTACCTCAAGATACTCAGTCTCCAATGTAGATGGAGCTAAGAACATATTAGTAGCAGTTAACCTCACAGAGTCTTCAGCATCGAGTGAATTGAGGCGTAACTCCGTTCCGTTGTCTAGGTATACTCGTTCGATCTGAAGCACATCATCTGTAAACGGAGAGTCTGTATCCATAATGTACTTAACAGGAGCCACACTTCTTGTATTGGTTTCAGCATAATCACTATGTAACACATACGTAGAACGTGTCTTATCGTAAGCTACCTTAACGCGCTTCTCTTTCAATAAGAACCGTTTATACAACTCAGTCAAACCAAGACTAACACTAGCTGCAATCTTCTTTCTTCGGTCTACCGGTATTTCACCCGCATTACCCGTACCGACAAACAGTTGAGATAACTCTCCGTAGGAGAGTTGATCGAAAACGTCTTGTAAGTTCATTTATTACCTCTAAACAATGTATGAATCCAAAGCATTTGAGTCATCATCCTCTAAGTCGATTTCCCACATGCCGCTATCATCCTTGTTTAATTCAACAATTTCAGAAGGTTTGAACGCTCGCATTAAAGGCAACATAGAGACCGTATCTAAGAAGTCATCATGTTTGGATTTAAAACCCTCAAATGACACCAAGGACAGCTCATTAGTAGCTTCTTGTATGATGGGATCGTTCTTACGCTCATTCGGCAGGAATATCTTCCGTTGCTTAAACCAAGGCACAACAACATTGAATCGCTGTAGCTTGTTAACCTGTGAGTTACTACGAATTCCTGGCTTGTTGTTATTCCCGTCTGAAGCCAAAGGAAAGAAACAGTTGCGTACTAGCATCTGGTCTTGAATCCAAGGAATGAATCCCGCTTGTTGTCCATTGACCTCTACGCCTACGGCTTGCGGTCTGTACAACTGCGCTAAACGAAATAGGTCGTTTATATTCTTATCCATCTCCTGACGTTGCAATATACCGTCAACCCAGAACCAATCACCTACATAGTTATATGCCCATACGGAAATAGCACTATAGTCAGCAGATTGCTTCTCACTGGTAGCAAAGTCAGTTGTGATATAGAAGTTAAAACGCTCCTTATTCTTCAGTACCGAATCCAATCTATACCAAGCTATATCCCCTTCATGGATTAGCCTGTCATCTTCAGACATGATCCTCAGCATAAGCTCTTGGTTAAAGGTAGAAATCTTCCCTGAAGCCAATGCCTTATCGTATTGCCGTTTCACATAGGAATAAGGGAACCGATCTTCCCATGAACCTCTGAACTCTTCTTCTGTACAAGGGAAAGCCTCACATACAGGGAATACGTTGACGTTCCAAGCACCAGAGTTGACTGCTTTATACAATGGGTCTTTCTGGTTAAAGGGCGTACCAGACCAGATAATCAACCGTTTCGTAGGGTGCAAAGCGTAATCAATCGCCTTATATACCGTATCCTCTACATCAGCGATAACTGTTGCAGACCGTGCATCGGCATCGCTAATCAAGTCATCAAGTAACGCTAGAACTGGACGCGATTTATTCTCCCGTGTACCCCGTACACCTGTCTTCGCACCAAAAGCACTCACTACAAATGAGTTACCTTCACGGTTCAGGAACTCCCATCGGGTATCGGTAAACTTAATAGTAGGTATGTACTCTTGTAAAAACTTGGAATCGTTCCATCGGAACTCCAAACTCTTACGCATCTTCTTCACACCGTTGTCTATAGAGTCAGATACATAGATGGCATAAGGCACTTTACCCAAGTGCAGGAACTCACCATAAACACCTATATATAAGATCAGGAACTCTTTAACGGTAGATTTTGCAAATCCTCGATGACACATATTGATAATGTCTTTGCCATTATCCACCACGTAAGTATCAAGCATCTTGTAGTGTGTAAGAGGGGTCTTATTCTCTGACTCCCCGCCATCACACAACTTAATAAACGTAACGAACTCTAAGGCGAAGTCACTAGGTACATAACTAGGATCAACCTCATAATCAGCTTGGTTTAGATAGTCCTCGACACTTAATGCTTCAGCGACTTCCTCCATGATCTCTTCATAGGCACTCACCCCTCGATTACCTCTGCATCTATAACCTTAGAGTGAGCAACTTCCTGTGCGTTCATCGCACCTGCTTGGATCATCTGCCGTTGTGCAGCAACCAGATCCATCGTGCTCTGACGTAACTGAGTCAATGAACTATCTTCACTGGTCTTAATATCCAACTCGATCTTAGAAGACTCAGGCATCTTCAAATGCGTCAACAACGAACTAGCCGAGTCTGATCGCACCTTCTCTGAGTTAGCATTCGTCATTAAATCGGCCAGGGTATTCACAGCCCGTTGAGCTAAGTCCTGATTCAACACCCACATAGGAACAAGGGTCTGCTCCATAATCAGCGTAACCAACTTGGATTTGTTATAAGCAGTTACATAACTCGCTATATCCTTACTGCTTACATTGGTTTGGTTCCATCTCTGTATCTTCTCAGGGAAAGTATCTGTAAAGGCTGCGATATTCGTCTTACCCATCATCTTGTGACTAACGTACTTCACAGCATCTATATAATTAGTCGTCTTGAACTTACCCTCAGACATAACCTTGGTATAAGACAGCATGTTATCCCGATAGGTCTCATACATATCAGGATCACTCAGAGTCGTATTGATCTTGTCAATCAACTCCTTATTAACCGACTTCTTTAAGGTGGCCGGTAAAGCCTCCTTAAACTGATCTATCGTCAACTGATCCACTACAGACCTTCCTCTAATACAGATAGTCGTATATCCAATGAAGTCAGATACCCTTCCATGTGCTCTAACTGACACATCATGGCATCAAGCATTAACAGACTTAGTGAACCCTTCTTATCCGATTCCAAGAACGTAATAAGACCCTCGATCTTCTCCTCTAGGTCATTTCGCTCTTGTATCAACCTACGGTGAAACGCAGGAATCTCTTGTCGTTGGGTTAAATCAATAACATCGCTCACACTTCACTCCAATAGCTCTAACATTTTGTATATTTAGTTTTGAGGGTTTTTCAGCCCTACCCAATGCAAATATATGACTAAGGGTATGTAGCCCGTTTAAAGAAGATTTCGAGATCCCAATACTTACTGGTATCCATCTCCCTCATAAACACTTCAAAGGCAGCTCGACTCAAACCAACGGCATTACGAGGCACACCCTTCTTATCCATGAGAATCTGATACTCCTTACCCACAGCAATACATCCCTCTAAATCCACCAATGGGTAGTTACCTGGATGCACCATAATGAAAGTCCGACCAGGCACAGCCTTAACCTCCCACCCTTCAGTAAACGAACCACCTGACGTTCTACTGACGACACGAGACTCGCGCTTTCCAAGCGCATACACGCCTTCGGGAATACAGGAAACAGAGGGCTTATTACCAAGCCAAGGACGTTCAGCCGTATATAACTGAACACCTGAAGGGAAGGTAATTACCCCAAACGTACCATCAGGGGCATAACTGAAACGCTCAAGAACAAGGGTATTCACTCCACTTCCTCTAACTGGATACGAGAGCGTAGAGCAACCTCATAGTTACCCATTGCAATCAGTTGTTGGGTGAGTGGAATCCTTTTAATAGAAGGTAAATCTTGATATTGGGACGTACCTAAAAAGATCTCCAACTTGTAAATAGCATCCTTTAAATCTTGATGCTCATTCTTGAGCCGAGTAAGCCAACTACCATTAGGCCGGTGAGTACGTTCAAACTTAGCTTCAGGAATCCAAGCTTCATTGGGAGTAGCTTCAAACGGGTCGCTCAAATCCTGTACCAAGTAACCCAAATCAGAACCGTCTTCATCAGCAGGTAACGTCCAACCCCTATAAGTGTTGTACTCACCTCTGGTCATAGGTTTAGCACCTACAGGACACTTACTTTCAAACTGCTTCATGTAACCGCTCCTTCAGCAAGTAACCTTCAAGCATCCAGATCTTCTCTAAAGCATTCTTATAAGCGATCTCTTCACCAATCTCTTGATCGAAGTTTTCAGGGGAGGCACAGGCAGATTCACCTACAACAGTGAAACCATTCTCTAAAACCAAAACACAAATGGTTAAGCAACTTAGAGCTTCATCTACCTTGTTATCAAAGACAGGTTTCCACTTACCGTACTCTTTCTTCATACCGAACTTATTAGGCCGACCATTGGTTGCCGTACCATTAATGAAGTTCATACGGGCAATCTTCGACTCAATAAGATCAGGAGTAAGCCTGGGAGCAGTTAAACCTTTCTCTTGGATCTTCTTTTCAATTGCATCGGACATGACATCTACCTTGTTAGTTAATCGACAAGGGGATTACACATCGGCTGTATATAGTTTTCTGGAGTTTTTTCTAAGAGGGAAAATTGCTCAAATAATATACAGCAACTTTTTGGTAGAAATTATATATGGGGACGATAGTGGGGCTGACTATGCTGAACACCAAAAGCACAAACACCCCCCCCTATCTTTGATCTGACACCTAGCCATCACCTACCCACCAGAGCAAGAGCCACTACGTGGTATGAGCGGAATTATCCACAACTTACATAGGACTAACATCATGGGCTTCTTTTCAGCAATCTCAGCATCAGTACAAGCAACAGCCAAAGCAGTACAAACAACTGCGGAAGGTCTCGATGAATACGCAGGTGCATTTAAAGTATCTGGTCAGATGGCCAATACATCAATGCAAACATATCACGATGAGATCAAGAACGATCGAGTCAAGGCACAAGCAGAGGCACAAGCAGCATTCTCGGAACTACTAGCAGCACAAGGCTATACCGAGGATCAGATCAAACAGCTCACAG